GTCGATAGTCTGGTGCCTTTCTCTTGCTTCCTCGTGAGAGGTCGCATGCCAACTCCTGTGAAGGAGTTGCACCCGCCTGGTAGGCGTTCAACAACCCTGTTGAACTTACCCCCTACCGAGCGGTTAGACGCAGTGAGATACTGCGTTGTTAGCGCCTTGGGAACGCGCTAATCTTCGTGCAAAACCGGCTCTTAACCGAAGCCCCATGGGGAGCCTTGTGAAAGGACTCCTATGGTTGCACCTATCTCTGGGCCATTTCAGCGTACTACTACCTTGAAAGGTCCACCAACGTCTCTCGGGTATAAGCCCGATTGGATAACCGTCTATCGTAGATGGTATCGACAGAAGAAGCCTTACAACCTTCCTCTCACGTTCACGTTGGATAGTAGAAGGATCGTGAGTCATTCTGACACTGATCCAACTGCGTACCGTAGCGTTTCCGACGTTTGGTATGGGATGCCTCAGAATCTGGTCGATAACACGTATAACCGTGCCTACGCCAAGTTCGTGAACTCTCTTACCTCCCTTCAGGATCCCCTTACCCCGCGAAAGCCGGGTGAGTATACTGAAGGTGTGACTGCGGATATAGCTACAAATCTCGCGGAGCACCATCAAGCTAACGCTATGATCACCAAGAGATTGGTGCAATTGGCTAAGTTTGCTGTGGCTTTGCGTCGGTTCCGATGGAACGATGCGGCTGATGCCTTAGGTGTCACGCGTCCGGGGAGAGTTAACAACCTCAAAAGGGATGCTAAGTCTCTCGGTAACAACTGGCTCGAATTTCATTTCGGCTGGGCGCCCCTCATCGGTGACATTAAGTCTAGCATGGACATTCTGACTGGAGGGTTACCACCTTTCAGAATTAGATCCAAAGCCCAAAAGGCTGAGATCGCAGGCACGTACGTGCCGTCCTCTAATCACCTGCTTATGACAAATACAAGGTATGAGTCAGGCTGGTTGATCGAAGCATACATTTCGGTTTCAAACCCTAATATATGGCTAGCTAATCGTCTGGGTCTGTTAAACCCACTGGGTCTTGCTTGGGAACTGGTCCCGTTCAGCTTCATTGCTGACTGGTTTGTTAATCTTAATGACGTCTTGAAGAGCTCTTCCGAGTTCTATGGACTTAGTCTGATTAACCCGTTTCGAACGGAGTTCCGACACATTACCCACGAACATACAGAGATTTGGAATGCTCACTGGGACGGCGGATGGAATATTCCATTCCGTCGCTTGGTATGGGCATCTGAGTTCTGTAATGTTGGGCGGACAGTTGGTCCTATCCCAGGACCTGTTCTGCGCGTGAGGCCCGCTAAGGCCTTATCCTGGCAACGTGGCTTAACAGCCATTAGCCTCCTCCTCCAAGCCCTCTAAGGCTTGGTCAACTCTCCCTTAATTTTAGGGACTCACTTTACCGGAGCTACAATGCCCAGTATCGCAAATCTGACTGTCAAGAAAAATGACGGAGTTACCGACGTGACTTACACGGCGGAAGTGCCTTCTTCGGGTGACAAGAACCCGGCGCTTTGGCGTAACCAAAGTGTGGGTACTGCTATCTCTCACCGTCCGACGCTTACCCTGTCGTCCCGTTCCAACGGGTCCGGCACGGCGCGTCGCATGGAAGGGCAGCTTATGTACCCCACCACGGTCACCGGCACTGATGGAAAAGTAACCGTGGCTGACAAAGCCATCATTGGCATCACGGGCGTCATCCCTTTGGGGATGGCCGTCACGGATATTAATGAAGCCGTCAGCCAGGCTATGAACTTGTTCGTGACCACTCTGGTCAAGGACTCGTTCAAGTCCGGTTACAGTCCTACCTGACACTCGTAGGACCATTCCATGACTCACTACTCCCTACCACGTGACGTGGAGAGAGCAGTCTTCGCTATGTGCGAAGACTTCGCCACCCCGGTGTCTCTCGGAGTTTACCTCCGTATCAAACACGGGTGTTGGGACGATCTCGCTTCTATGCGAATCGACCCGAAGCACTACAGCAATGCTGAAGCATTTTGGCGTGATAACCAATGTGCCAGCATCCTTCGCAAATGCCAGGATTTGCCTACTAGCTTCGACCGAAAGGCCAAGGCTATAGATAACTTCTGGCTTAGCGAGCGACAGTGCTTCCGTACTAATGACAGACTACGACCTTATCTCTACGGTCAGGCTTATGCCGCCGAGGATGAGGGGATCTACAAGTTCATCTTGCGGATTCGAAAGATCGTAGCGCGTCTCCTAGGGCCCTGTCCAGATCTTCTGGATGGTCGCTTTGGGCCTGGTGCGACTTATGGCGATAGGGGACAGTTAGTTACCGTTCCCGATAAGATGTCTTCTCGTCCCACATTGACCTCCGAGGCTGCCTGGTTCATGTTTCCATGGACCGGTACTGCATGGGCGAAAGCTTGTGCCAGTCTTGGAAGAGATCCGGAATTTGTCCGCGGAAATCGTTTCACAACGGTTCCTAAGGACTGCGAGAAGGATCGAGGCATATGCATCGAACCTTCCGTCAACCTCTTCTACCAACTCTCCTATGGAAAGTTGATGAAGCAAAGGTTGTTCCGCGCAGGTCTTGACCTGCTGAATGCGCAAACTATTCACAAGCGGGTCGCTTGTGAGGCCTCTATCAAGGGCCATTTTGCGACTATAGATCTCTCGAATGCCAGCGATACCGTCAGTAGAACTCTGGTCGAGTTACTACTCCCTGCCGGGTGGTTCGAAGTTTTATCAACTTTGAGATCACC